CTAATATGTTAATGATTAATGATTGGAGTGCATTCATCTCCCCTAATTTATCCTCAGCATCCGATGTTCTTTCCATATCAAATGTATGCCATAACCTAACCTCGTGCAACAAAAATCTAGCATTAGGATACGATTTGCGAATCGTTGCGCCTTGTAGAATGACCATAGCAGCGGCTGATGCTGCCATCCCTGAAACAATAACTTCAATCGGTATACCCGAATTGCGAATGTTATTCATTAAATCATATATAGCAAGTGCTGCATATGCTCCACCACCCGGACTATTTAATAATAATGCTATCTTTCTATTTCCAAGCCTTATACATTCATTAAGCATAATGCACATATCAGTTGATTTGAATTCATCAATTTCTCCAGTCAATAATATAGTCCCTGAACATAACAAGTTGTACCTAACAAGCTCCTCAACAGTTCCAAATGACACCTTGGGGTCTGGAGTTAATGATAAATTTGAATCAGTAGTAAACATAATTTTACTCCATCAATTTATTCATTATTTCATCTGTCTTTCCTTCTAACTTCCTACGACCATATTCAGCGATCAATAAGGCATCAGCTAATCCATCTAATACCCTGCCTTTTGGTGTTTTTAATTCAACATTTGGAAACAATTGGTGAGCAATCATCACACTCTGATCTTTAGTATCACCCTTTTTACTAGATATTCCAAAATGGATCTGCCAAGCCCTAGGATTTACTAATTCATACTTGATACCCAAACATTCAAAGGCCATCAACCACATACCTTCAGAAAATGCTAAATTTGTGTTTGATTTTATTGTAAATCCTTTTGGAAGGATTTGGACCTTTTCTATAAATACTATATCAGGATTTGCATGGACTAATATACATCTTATTAAATTCAAATTATAAGATAATTTTTTAGATTTTCCCTTTTTCATTGAGAATGTTGGCATGTCCCAAACATGTATATTACCAAATCTTAGGGAAGGACATATAGATGTTTCAATACCAAGATCACTAGCACCAAATAAAGTTAGTAATCCTTTAAACCCTTGATCAATACCCATTATTTTCATTTATGATTCTCTATTTTTTCAATTAAACCATTAACCATCTTTATAACTTCAGCGTCCCGATACTGTTGTGCTATAGTCCATAAAGCATGGAGATCATTCCTAACAATCTCTTTTGCTTCCATTTTTCCACCACCGTTTGCATATATATCTGCAACATTTCCAAATAATTTATTAGTAAATCTATCTAATATTGATTGTTGTGATTCAGTCCCATTGCCCATTTACCACACCCTAGCCTTTCGTTGTTCAGTTTTGTGTACTTCATTCCACACTTTCCATACTTCCTGTTTCAATTCTTCTTCCTTATTATTTTCTTCTATATATTTAGTCCACAAGTTTTGTGTTCTTTCTTCCCCAAACAAATTCAATTTTGATGTTTTATCCCTAGCTTGTTTTTCACCTAATTGATGAAATGTTAGAAAATATAAATTAGATGATATATTATCAAGCCCATAATCAAAACTTATTTTAAAGCGGCCCTCACGAAAAGGGACTGACACCTTATTCTTTATTACCTTAAATTTTAACCAGATCCCAGTAACTACCTTATGTTTATTTACAATATTTGAGTCATGCTTTAGATATATTCCAACACTACTGTAAAATTCTAATGCTCGACCGCCGGATGTTACCTCTTTTGGTCCAAACATAGCATTAATTGAATCCCTAGTTTGATCTATACATATTAATGATGTATTACTAATTGCTAATGGATGTATATATTTTCTGAACCCCTTGCTCATTTGTTTAGGTCTAGTTAGAGAGAATGATCCTTCTTTCATTTCCTCCTTTGACTCTGCAATAGTTGGTAATGCTGTAAGACTATCAACTATTATAACCTTTGGCTTATCATTAATCTTTTTCTTTTGAGGATTTGAATATATGACTCCATTTATATAACCATCAAAAAGTTCCTCTATATTTTCTGGATGACCAAGCTTGAACGTTTTTTCTTCCTCACAATTTAATCCAAATAACTTTGCAAACTCCTGGTCTAATGTATGTTCCACGTCCCAGAAATATGCTATTTTTTCATTCCTTTGAGCATACCCTAAAATTGTAACACCAAGCACAGTTTTTGCTGTGGATCCACCACCAAATACATGGACCACACGTCCTATTGGTATACCACCGGGTAGTTGGTTAGCAATTGCTAAATCCAATACTGTACAACCAGTAGAAAGCCATTCCTTAACTGGTGGTAATTTTGTGATTTCATTACATTTTTGGGATACATCTTCAATGTCTAATTGATCGGGATCACTACCCACTTCATTTTCCCCCATTGGAAATGATTCATTATTATGTAATCCACCAATCGGTGGTAACACATCATCCGGTGTTTTCTTATCTTTGGCCATTCTATTAATTCCTTAATATCCAATATCAACAACTCTTGCATCATCATCAATTTTTATGCCTTCTACTTCTACATCCTCAAGAGAAATAATTAATTTATAACCATCTGGAACATTTTCTAAAGCTTTCTTTAACTCTCTAACTGTCATTTTTCTACCTCATCCAATATTAAGTGGCAGGCAGTATTCGCTGCCAAGTCCCGGATTACCCTTTTCCGGCTATTATAGTCTTACCGTTCGCATACTGCCACCACTTTATTCTTCTACCTCTTCAATTTCTTCTCTTTCTTGGGCAGTCTGTATCCGTTTCTGTACTATTTGTTCCTTAGTTACTCCACCAAGTTTCCCCTGCTCATTAGTCATGTCTTGATTATTTGAGTAATAACTGTGAATAAATAGTTGTACAAGGTCTCTAATCATCGATTTTCTTTGCTCAACTGCTGTTTGCAATACACTAAGATCATCAGCAAGTCTTGATGCATTTATTGATTCAGCAACCGCCTTAACATACTCTTCATGCGTAATAATCGCCGAATCTATACTTGCCTCCGTTACTTTACCAACAACATATTTATCAGTATCTCCACGGATTTTTGCTGATAATTGGGCTTTGGTAAATTCCAAATGTTCTTTGGCTTGTTTAGCTTCTGCACGAGCAGTCGATGCCAATTCACCAGCTTCAGTATAAAGAGCAGGCTGACCCATACATTCTCGTTCAAGCTGAAGTGGATCTATCGGTAATCTTTCTTTCAATTTACTTAATTGTTCTCTTAATTCTTCGCCCATTAATTTTCCCCTAACATATTTTATTTTTGTACTCTTCAAATTCCTCTTTTGTTATAGGTATAGCATTCACTAAACGATATGTGTAATTCTCAAATTTTTTACAATATTCAACCCAAGCACAAATTGAACCATTATAGACTCCATTCTCCCATATCCATTCAGTGGATCCTATTCGTTGTGTCAAATACACAAGTAAATAGTACATCTTATATTAACCTCCAGAGCTTTCTCTTTGCTTGCGGATTGCATTTATCTTATCTCTTACTGTTTGTGAAGTATTAGTTCCACCTTGTGGATTTTGGGATGAATCTGTTCTTGTCCTCGTTGCACGAGCCGGTGCTTGAATTGGTTGCTCAATCTTTTGCTCACTTACTGAATCTTCAACTTCCTCATTCTGCTGTTCAACTGCCGGTTTGGGTTCTTTATTACTTCTTGTGGACCCTTGCCTGGTATTAATTTCTTTTGCTGATCCAGTAGTTCCTTCAGCTACCGTTTTGGTCACTCCACCAGTCAATTCCTTAAGCATCTGTTCATATGTCGGTATTAGAAGCACTGAATCAAATGTTGGCACGTCCTTCCACCATTCATCGGGTATTGGATTTTTATCCACAAGCTTAAATGATTCGTATTTTGAATTCAATCCTGTACCTTTCCTTACGAATTCTACGTCCCTACCATTTGATGGATCACTAACATCCAATACTTCCTTTGTCCTTTTATCTTTTGATAATCCAACAATATTCTCTACAATTATTTTGGGAACATCCAGCCACTTTAGTCCTTCAGTTTCCGTTGATTCACTCTTTACATCATATACAAATAACAAGTACCTTCTATACGCAATTAATTCACCAATTATATCATCCTCAGGATTTTTCTTTCTCAATTCCTCAACGTATTCACATATTGGGCAGGGTTTGTTAAACATCTTCTTTAAGCAAATGAACGTTGCATTATTCGCTCCAATATTTCTGTGGACAAATACTTCCTTTGCCCAGAATGAATTTTCATCCAATGGTGGGATGATTCTGATAAAATTGTCCGTAGCTTGGATTTTATGTTGTGCAATTCCTAGCCGTTCAAGCTTACCAGTATCAACATAATAAAAACTTGTCCTGCCACTAAGCGACTTCTCATATTCTTGATTTATTGCTTGTTCTCTA